GGTAGCTTGGGATCAAGAGGGCTTGATAAAGTATCTTAATACTTTAAAACCAGAGGATGCAGATCACTTATCTAAGGTATCTGTTACCGTGCCTGAGTCGAAATATTCTAATGCTTTGCCTGCTATTCAGCACGAACTTAAAAAGTTTCGCACTGTTTCGTTGCAGGGTGTAAAAGTAACATTTGAGGGAGAAGAATAATGTTAAAAATAATATCAGCCGACGAAAGAATGGCAGAAGAAAGAGGTCATAAAATCGTTATTGGTGGACCAAGTGGTGTCGGTAAGACTAGCTTGGTTCGCACAATGGACTCAGAAAAAACTTTGTTTATGGATTTAGAAGCAGGAGATGCCGCAATACAAGGGTGGCCTATAGATGTTATCCGCCCTAGAACATGGCAAGAATGTCGTGATTTTGCTTGTTATATTGGTGGTAGCAATCCTGCTTTGAATGATGATCAAGTCTATTCTAAAGCACACTATGAGCAACTCTGCAAAGAAAAGGGCAATCCGCAAGAATGGTTGGCAAAATATGACAGTATATTTATTGATAGTATTACTGTAGCAGGTAGGTTGTGTTTTCAATGGTGTCAAAGCCAACCCGATTGTAAAACTTCTAACGGCAGGCTCGATACTCGAGCCGCCTACGGTATGCAAGGTCGTGAAATGATGGCTTGGCTAACGCATTTGCAACATATTAGAGATAAGAATGTTGTATTTGTTGGTATACTAGATAGTCGCACAGACGACTACGGTAGACCAATACATGATTTACAAATAGAAGGCTCTAAGACGGGTCGTGAACTACCAGGGATTGTGGACGAAGTTATTACTATGGCAATAATGCCAGGTGATGAAAACACTCCACCATACCGTGCGTTTGTATGTCATACTCTAAACGAATGGAATTATCCTGCAAAGGATAGATCGGGTTGTTTAGATTTGTTAGAACCACCTCACTTAGGTAATCTGTTAAAAAAGATGTCAGGTAACACTAAGGCAGAGGATCGTTTGTTAACTTTTAGTTTATTAAATAAAAATAATGGAGAGGTAAATGCTTAATTTTAATGACGTAGAACCCGATAAGGGATTAGAACCACTAGAACTTATACCTGCAAATACTGTTGCAAGGGTAACTTTAAAGATAGAAGATGGTCAGATTGAGATACCCGAGTTTGGTCAAGGTAATTTTTTTCGTGCAAGTGCTACAACAAAAGCAAAATGGTTGCCTATTGAGTTTACTATTACAAGCGGTAAACACAAAGGACGTAAATTATGGCACAAATTGTTTGTTGATGGCGATAAGATTGCCGAGGGTGGTATGCCACAAGCCAAACAGATTGGCTTGCGTACCATGCGTTCAATTTTAGAAAGTGCCCGTCAAATCCGTACTGATGATATGTCGCCTGAAGCAAATGCTAAGAGACAAATAAATTCTATTGAAGATTTAAACGGTATGAATTTATGTATTAGAATTGGTATTGAAAAAGGCACTAATGGTTACGGTGATAAGAACTCATTGATTGCACCTTTAACACCTGGTCAAACAGATTATATACTTTCTGATTTGCCTACTGAACCACAGATTCAGCAAGTGCAACAACCGACTTCTAATCCAACACCCGATTGGGCTAAACAATAAGTTTCTAAGATTTCTAGCGTCAACACCTTGTAGTGCGTTAGGACTATGTTTGGGGAGTACATAGGACGCAAAACTCCCCGCCACAATCGGGAGGATAAAATGATTGAATCAATTATGTGTCTAGCCATGGCTATTTACTTTGAAGCGAGAGGTGAGCCTATGGTGGGGCAAGTGGCGGTTGCTCAAGTTGTCGTGAATAGAGTCGGGGATTATAGATACCCCGATAATGTTTGTGATGTAGTTAAGCAAGGCTATTACTATTCTTGGAATCAAAACATTCCTATCAGAGATAAATGTCAATTTAGCTTTTGGTGCGACGGTAAACCCGAAACTGTAAATGATATTATGGCATGGGGTTTTGCTATTGATATAGCTGAAGCCACAATGAAAGGCTATCTGTATGATACAACAAACGGTGCTACTCACTATCATGCGTATTATGTACAACCAAGTTGGTCATATCAGTTTACAAAAACGGTTCGTATTAACGACCATATATTTTATAGAAGAGAGATGGAATGATACTTAGACCATATCAAGATGTGGCAGTAAACTCTGCTATTAAATCATTAAACAAACATAAAAATACAATAGTTGTTGCACCAACGGGTGCAGGTAAAACTATTATGCTATCGTCTTTAATAGGTAAGATGCACAAGGAAAACAATAAAGTATTGGTGCTTCAACACCGTGATGAACTTGTTAACCAAAATATGGACAAGTTTAAAAAGATAAATCCTAATATATCAACGAGTATTTTAAATGCTGATGAGAAAGATTGGTCAGGTGATGTAGTGTTTGCCATGGTACAAACGCTATCAAGGCCGAACAATTTATCGAGTATGCAGCGGGTTAATCTAATTATTATTGATGAGAGCCACCATACTATAGCAAATTCTTGGTTAAATATAATAAAAGAATCAAAAGAAATTAATCCAAATGTTAGGATAGCAGGGTTCACGGCTACTCCTAATCGGGGTGATGGCAAGGGTTTAAAACAGGTTTTTTCTAATTGTTCACACCAAATAGAGATAGCAACACTTATACGCGAAGGTTTTCTTGTATCGCCTAAAACATTTGTAATTAATGTCGGAGTGCAAAAAGAACTTAGTCAAGTTAGAAAAACGATTGATGAATTTAACATGGACGAGGTAGCTCGTATCATGAACAAAAGACCTATTAATGAACGGGTTGTTAACGAATGGCATGAAAAAGCATCAGACCGTAAAACAGTTGTTTTCTGTTCCACAAAGAACCATGCCAAGGACTTGTGTGATGAGTTTGTAAAACAAGGTGTTCGGGCAGAGGTTCTCACAGGTGACACAAAGAAAGATGTTCGGGTTAATATGCTGCAAAGTTTATCGAATGGTGATTTGCAGGTTGTTATCAATGTAGCGGTGTTAACTGAGGGTTTCGACTCACCACCTGTATCTTGTATTATTTTAACAAGACCTTGTTCGTATAAATCAACTATGGTGCAAATGATTGGGCGTGGATTACGAACCATTGATCCAGGTGAATACCCGAACATAATTAAAACTGACTGTATAGTTTTAGATTTTGGAACATCAATATTAACTCATGGTAAGTTAGATGAAGAAGTTAATTTAGATGACGTTGCATCAAATGATAATGGTCAAGCACCACAAAAGCAATGTCCTGAGTGTAATTCAATAGTTCCTTTAGGTGTTCGTGAATGTCCTATTTGTGGTCATGACTTTGCCAAAGAAGAAGAAAAGAAGCTCAAAGAATTTAATATGACAGAGGTAGAACTTATTGATCGCTCTCCGTTTCGTTGGATTCGGGTTTTTGACACTGATAAATGTTTGATGGCATCAGGATTTAATGGTTTTGCTATGGTTGTAAATTTACATGATACTTTTTTTGGGTTTACAAAGCCTAGAAATGATAGATTAAGAGTAGTTAGTGTAGGAACTAAGAAACAAGCTATTGCATCTGCTGACGACTTTCTGAGAAGGATTGAGAGTAATAGTAACGCTAAAAAGAATAAGCGTTGGTTAAATCAAGAGGTAAGTGAAAAACAAAAAAGCATATTGATTAGAAAAGGTTATAGAATTAATCCTTTTGATTTTTCTTGGACAAAATATAAAGCGGCTTGTCTTATAAATTACTTATTTAATCAAAAAGAAGTTGATTATCTTATTTATAAGAATCAAAAAGAAATTAAAATAAGAGAAAAGTCAGAAAGAATAAGAAGAGAAAGATTAGAATATTTAAACAGAATTTCAGGAAGAGCATAAATGCCACTAATAGAACTTAATATGATACTAGATTGTGAAGAAGAGGTGAAAGAAGTGGGCTTTTACACACCTCTTGAGTACCGTGTATTGGATCGTAAACAACTTTTGAACGGGATTAAAAAAGAAATAAATAAAAAAGGTTATTTGTTTGACAGTTGTAATTACGCTAGTGCTATGGCTATACATGAGGGTTATGTTGTTGCTTCATTGACTATGAGCAACAAAAAGAAAAGAAAAAATAAAATAATAACAGATTGGAAAGAAGATTGTCTTACGATTCATTAGTCAAAGCAGGAAAATTGTTCGGTCAAGTAGGTTGGAATAAAAGATTTACAGAGCTGGACGAACAAGATGTATTGTATTTAATTTCAAGTATTCAACAAATGAAGGATATAGCAGATGACGTTAACGAAACTTATTTGGCAGCAATCTGGCTCAAATTCAACGTCGGGGATAAAGCAGCGGAGTTCCCATTCGGAAGAAATAAGCCAGAAAATAAAGAAAAAGATAGATCAAGCGATACTTGATAAACAAAAAGATCAAGAGCCTAGAAAATATTTAGGTGCTTCATCTCTCGGAGACGCTTGTTCACGCAAGATACAGTATAGATATATGGGTAAAAAGGCAGATAAAGATAAAGAGTTTTCTGCAAAGCTCCTACGCATCTTTCAGTTTGGTCATGTGATTGAAGATATGGCTCATGGTTGGATATACAATGCTGGCTTTGATTTAAAAAGCACTGATAAAAATGGCGAACAATTTGGTTTCTCAATAGCAGATGATCAGATTCGGGGTCATATTGATGGTGTTATATGCGGTGGATCAGATGATTTTAAATATCCCATGCTATGGGAATGTAAATCTGCAAATGACAGGAGCTTCAATGAATTTGTTCGGAAAGGTGTCAGGCAAGTTAACTTAACATACGCATCACAAATTGCATTGTATCAAGCGTACATGGATTTAACAGAAAACCCTGCATTGTTTACGGTAATAAATAAAAACACTTGTGACATATACTATGAGTTTGTTGATTTTGATAAAGAACTTGCTCAAAAAACAAGTGATAAAGCAGTTGAAATATTAAAAGCAGTTCAACATGATGAGATATTACCTCGTGTTGCTATGGACTCTGATTACTTTTTATGTAAAAATTGTGAGTTCAGGAGTACCTGCTGGGATTAAAAAAAACCCGAACAATTTTGGCGTTGCTCGGGTTAAGGTGTAATGACTATAGGAGTACAATATAATGCGTATCGTTCCTTTTGACAACACAAAATATAGTGTTAATGCAAAAGATTTAGTAAATGAAATATCTAAGAAAGTACCTAATCAGGTGCAGATTGACATTCTTCGGCAGACTTTTCCACACGGTGAAGTAAAGGGTGATTTGTTCACTATCGGGTCTTTACAGGGAGAAGCAGGTAAATCATTAAAAATAGACATAAATCCTAACAGTCCTTTCTTTATGAAGGGTCAGGACTTTAATGGAAGCACTGGTGTCGGGGGTATTGTTAAGATACTTATTGAAGGTCGTGGTATGAATCTACCTGAAATCAAAGAAATGTTCGCAGATTACCTGGGTGAAGAAAGAAACTTTGTTCGCCAGCAGCCTGCTGAGAATCCAGTAAAAGTCCAGATTAACAGGCAAACACCGTATGATTCGGAATATTTATACAAAAATGCTGAAGGTCAGGTTATATGTGCTGTGCGTAAATATCTTGTTCGGGATAGTTCAGGTAATCCTATACTGGATACGCACGGTAAACCTAAGAAGGAGTTCAGGCAGTTCACTGGCGACCACCCGTATCCTCGTATGCCTGATGTCAGACCGTTGTATAATATCCCGAACATTTTAGCTTCTGATACTATTATCTGGGTAGAAGGTGAGAAGTGTGCAGATGCACTCAACAACTTAGGTTATACTGCTACTTGTACTATGGGTGGAGCGGGTATGCTTACAAAGAAGTCAGCGTCACAATATGATTTCTCTCCTTTACAGGGCAAAGAACTTATCTTATGGGCTGATAATGATACAGCAGGCAGGCGTTTGGCTGAGCTTGTGCAAGAGCTATCACTCAAGGCTAATGTTAAATCCGTTAAGATGCTTACTCTTCCTCGGGGTAAGCCTGAGAGGTGGGATGCAGATGATGCTATAGCTGAAGGTTTTGATATAAATACTTTTCTCAATACTCCGAACAATGTCACCAAACATAACATAAATCTGCTGGACGATAGTATGCTGGTTTCCAGATTCACTGGCGTTGCACCCGAACAAAAATTTATCGTGGACGCAACATTTCCGCTCGGGGTACCTATAATTTTATCCGCAGCGGGTGATGCGGGCAAGGGTATGTTGACGTTAGATTTGGCTATGAAGGTGGCTTCGGGGGCTTCTATGACCAGTTCCTTTGGGGCGAATGTAACAGAGTTCGGGAATGTAGTTATATTTACAGCAGAAGATGATGAAGCAGAGATGCACCGACGAATCCAGCGTTTAGACCCGAACAATGATCGGGCTAATTATTATCATGAGCTTCGGGTTGTTGCTTTGCCTAACGCAGGAGGTGTGTTTCCAGTATTGCAAAATGTTCACGGGGAGTTCACAACTTCTGCTGAGTTTGAGCGTATATACGAACAAATATTACAAATAAATAACTTAAAGTTAATTATATTCGATCCTTTAGCGTCTTTTGTTCACGCAGATGTGAACTCTGATCCAGCAGCGGGAGCAGCTTTAACGGGGCTAATGTCGAAAATAGGTTCGGAAACTGGAGCTTCAGTGATGATGTGTCACCATATGACCAAGGTTAAAGATGATGCCGTCATATCAACACCAGAACAAGCCAGAAATCTTATTCGGGGTACTTCTGCCCTTGTAGACGGTGTGCGTTGTGCTTTTGCGTTGTGGCAGGTAGATGAGAAGTCTGCCAAACGCCAGTGTAAGGAACTGAACATAGAATATCAGCGTAATCGGTGCTTTGACGGGGCGGTTGTCAAGTCGAACGGGGTTGCAAAAAGACAGGTGCGTAAATTTGTTCGGGATTTAAACACTGGACTGCTGGTTGATCGGAGTGAAGATATTGAACAACTGAACATGGGAACTAATCGGGATAACAGAAAGACTGCCCTGTACGAGTGGATAGCTCGGTGTGAACGGGAAGGTAGAGCTTTATCGCAACAAGGAGGTGCTGATTCTCTAACGAATCGTATGACTGATGCTGATGCTCCTGATGCCCTGAACAATTTATCTCAGCGGGTGTTAGATGGAATTGTTCGGGAACTTATAACCGAGAATCGTATAGACAAGTTTAGCTTTAGCACTGCTGGTGGGAGGAAGTGGCTTGGCACGACGGTCGGGGTGATGAGTCGGGGTGAATATGAAGCAACGACTGCTAGAGATAATATATAAACCCGAACATTTATCCCATGAAGACTCATCTCATGAAGGCTCCAGGCCGAACAAAGTTCCTACTGCAGTACCTGAAAAAAAACCAGCAGAAGTAACTGCTGGTTAAGTGTGGAGGAAATTTATTTTTTTACAATAAATTATTTTTTTTGCTTGTAAAATCTTTTTTTATAATTATTATTTACTTATGGGATTTTCCCATGTAGTATTAAATTATTAATTACAGGAGTAAAGAATGACAAAATTATATATCGCATACGGTAGCAACTTAAATCTTAGCCAGATGGCTTTTCGTTGTCCTAATGCAAAACAGTTAGGTAGTTTATATATTCCAAATTGGAAGTTAGTATTTCGTGGTGTTGCAGACATTCAACCGTCAACCAATAATCATGATATGTTACCCGTGGGTTTATGGGAGATTACAGAAGAATGTGAGCAGGCATTAGACTTGTATGAGGGTTTTCCAAACTTATATGGCAAAATAGAGATTATGGGTATGATGACTTATACTATGAACAGAACAAGTTTTGCCCCACCTTCTAGAGGTTATTTTCAATCTATTCTTGAGGGTTACAAAGACTTTGGTTTAGACACTGCTCATTTATACAATTCTTTGGGTTGGTCGCATTGCCACCATGTACATACTAATATTATTCAAGATAGACCAAGTAATAGTGGTTATAGATTGAAGTATTTTAGTGGCAATAAAAAGTAATTTTTTTTACTTGCAATATGAATTATAATACATATTATTATTATAAAGGAGTTATGAATATGAAATTTAGAAGTGATTATTTAGATTATGCTTGTGATGGTATGCTAGGTCATAAAAATTGGGCTTATGAAAATACTTTAATATCATTAGAAGAACTTAAAAATAATGATGAAGTAGAATGTGTTGTTGTTTTTTTTAAAAACCCAAGTGAAGAGGAAGATACTGATGAATAATATTAGACATATTATTGATGAAGAAGAAGAAGAGAAGAAAAAACGTAGGATTAAAAAACGTAAGGTATCACAAACTTTATATTGGGAAAATCTTGGTATAGATGGTTTTTGCCCCGATTATGGAGATAATAAAGATATATTACTAGATGAATATAATGATACTGTTGATTATGTTCAAAACTTAGCAGGTCGTAATTCTATATTATCTTTTGATAATACTGACGTTATTAACTTTCCAACATATAATTCTCTTATGAAGTTAAAGACTAATAGACTTATAGACTATTATGAAAAACTTGGTTTTAAAAACGTCAAGATAAAAGTTGGTAAAGATAGGTATGTGGGCGGTAAGAAAAAAGGTCAACAAGGTCGTGAATTAAAACTACCACCTATCGGTAAATTACAATCGGACAAAAATCCATTAAAAAAGAAAATAGAGGGAGTTATTGATGTATAATAAAGATGATATTCATGTGATAGATTATGAGACTATGAAAATTAAGTCTTTCAATAGTTGGGATTTATGTATGTTCGTTAATGATATGATGGGTGATAAATCTTTCAAGAGCAAAAGGTATTTGTTTTTACCTAATGCTGATGTTGCTTTAAAAATATTAGATGAAAAAAAGGAGAATGAATAATGAACTATGGTGTATGGGATATAACATTTTGTAAATATGATGATAATGGAGATGTTATAGAAGATAAAAATGGTAAACCAATATTGTACACTGATGATAGCGGTAAACTTGATTTTAGTTGGGTAGGCGAAGTTATTGACGAAGATAATGAAAAGTATTTAACAAAAGTAGAGGAGTAAATGTGGGAGTTATTATATATTTATCACGATACCTTAAAAGATTACAAAAGAAACAAAATTTACCCAAGGTTGGCTATCAATGTAGAGATTGTCATGATTATAGTAAAGCTGATTATGTTGCTTTTACTGATAAGAATGGGAAACACGTATGTGTAGGTTGTGCTAGTGATGAAGAAAAAGAACAATACGAAGATCCGCGGGGCTATTAGCCCCTGGATTTTTGTTCGGGTTTCGGGGGCAACCACTCCTCGCGTCGGCTTGTAGGCAGGTCGCAATACTACAGATCACTGAACATTTTATACCCCGTGGATATAGTTTAATTCATATAATTTGTTCGGTGCATAATGGTGGGTTGCTTAAATTCAGTTACCAAAATCTGTAGATTGTCTACATTAATTTAATTAGGAGTTTAGTATGACAAAATTTAGTGATGAAAAAATACAAGAGATTAAAGAATATTTTAAAAAGAATAAGGGTAGAGTCATGAGTGAGGAGATTACGGGTATTCATATGGAAAGAAAAACTAAACGTAAGTTTGGTATCAATGACGTTGCAGAACACTTTGGTTTAACTGAAAGTCAAGCAAGAAGAATATTATATGTAAAATAATTTAAATTAATACTTGTAATATATTTCATATAGATATATATGTTAAATATAACTTAATTTTTTTTGGAGAACTGAATATGACTAAAGAATATATTATTAGATTTCATCATACCGCTTATGATGATTATAAAGTAACTGCTGAAAGTAAAGAGCAGGCAATAGATATGATTAAGTCGGGTGAACATGGGTATTACCACCATGAGACTGATATTCTTTATAATAATGAACGTTGGTTTGGTGGAATATATGAAATTTTAGATGATGGTTATTGGAGTAAAGAACTTACTACATCTAAAGAAAAAAAAGAAATTAACAAACTAGGTTATTAAAGGGGAGAATGTGTAATGATGATTTATAGACATATGTTTAACTTATCTGACAATAAAGATATTGTTGATACTTTAAAAGATCGTTTTGGTTATACTTTAGGATATACTTTTGAATTTGGTAAAGAATATTTATATATCTATTCTGATAAAAAAGACTTTGATATTAAAAAAGATAATTTTTATTTTATCCGTGGTAACAAACAACCAACAAAAGATTATATGGGTAATGATCATGAGACTTTTAAATGGGAATTAGACTTGGAAAGAGATACCCATGAAAGTAATAACTTTTGGATATTAGAAGAAAAACTTGTTCGGTGGGCAATCGAGGAAGGTTATTATTCTGACAATGTGAAGGTTATTAATCCTATTAATGACATTTATGTAGAATATACACTTAATGGCTATATGCC